GGGCAACCTTGGGATGACTCGAATGTTGGAGTCTTATGCCAAATGATCACTAAAGACAAGACCACTTTCGATATGGCAATGCGCCTGGGCCGTAGCTACTACGCTGCTCAATATGCCCGCAGCCATGTTGGTTTCGCTATGCGGCATGCTTCCGTGATACGGAAGTACCTGTGATGATCTTCCTGGCCCTCCCGGCCAGGTTGTTGGGGATAAAGCTAGTGCGGGCGTGGCGTTATAACCGCGCCCGTACTAGCCTCCTTGAGCAAGAACATATTGCTTGGGCCGCTGATCTTTTGAAGGATTATGTTAGCGAAGATGGTAAGTGGAATAGCAAAATGCCTATACCAAAAGACAAACGTACGCATAAACGTCTTGGTCCGTTTAAAGGTTGTGATTGCTTGAATTGTGATCCCACGCGAGAGAATAAAGCCAAGCGTGCTGCCAAGTGGGGTTGGGTAGATGTCTGACCGCGTAGAGACCAAATACAATATCAAAGATATGGCCGAGAGTCTAGCCTGCCGCGATACCGCCCAATATGTCATGGACAACGACCAACTAAGTAAGGCTGAGCAAATTGAAGGCAAAGAAGAATGTCTCAATTGGGCAATTGACAAGAGTCCGAATAATGGACTGTGTCTTGAGTTTGGGGTTGGGTTTGGAGGTACACTCAAAAAGATTGCCAAGAGGCGTGCAGTCCACGGCTTTGACAGCTTCAAAGGTTTGCCTGAAAGTTGGAGGTCAGGTTTGCCCAAAGGAACATTTAGCAGAGCTGGCATGGTGGCTGACGATCTGGGAGCAATTGAGGGAGTTACGCTCCACCGCGGATTGTTTGATGAAAGCATCCCCATATTTGAACGAGAGTACCATTCTCGCCTTACAACGGAGGGTATCGCGTTTGTCCACGTCGATTCAGACTTGTATGGCTCAGCGTGCACCGTCCTCGAATTTGTTGGGAAGTACCTCAAGAACAGAAGTATTATCTTATTTGATGAGTACTTCAACTGGCCTGGATGGCAACTACCCAGGCGGGGAGAGCACGCTGCGTTGATGGAGTGGAATGTAATTGGTTGGAAATACGTTGCTTACAATATTGAAGGTCAAGACGTAGCGATAAGGATGGTCCAAGAGTAATGCCAAATCCGCGTGTCTATATTCCGTCGCGTAGTCGCTGGGACAACGTCAAGAAGCTGGTAACGGCTTGGGATGAGGAAATGTTCGATGTACTCTTCATGGTCGAACCAGATGAACAAGATAAATATGACACCGAATTGGTCAAGTGTGGCGCAACTGGCTTCGCTAGGACTATTGCTTTGCCTGACCGCAATTTGGGTGTTGGCTTTTCTCGGGCGCAGTGTATTCGACATGCTGCTAATGATGACTTCGACGCCATTATCTGCTCTGATGACGATATTAAGCCTAAGTCTGGTATGGATCGTCTTGTTTGGTTGGCTGAAGATCCACTCGTACTTGGCGCGACGGCGTACTACTCATATTTAGATTTGATGCTAGGCATAAAGGGTACAAACCGCGAAGATGTTATTATCGCCCCAAATTGTATTGTGCGACTATTCTCTTTGAATGTCCAAAACAGCTTAGAGATAGGCAACTTCGATGAAGAACTCAAGTGTGGCGATGACGCTGATTTTGTCATTCGAGGTATCATGGCTGGTTATCCTTGGTTCATACATCTTGGTGCAAAGTCTATATCGTTCGCCCCCAGATTCGCTGAGGGCGGCGTCAAGGCTCTTGAGCAAGCTATTTCTAAGGGTGAAGTCGATGGTGCTAAAGGCGATGCCACTCGTGATGCGGTAGAGAAAATTGCGGCTAAGTTTGATGGCTATGCTTCTGCGCGTACACCAACCAAATTAGCGTACAAGTGGCGCGATATACACGACGACTTCGTGCCAGATTGGAAGCACTGGTCACCGCTCCACGGCGGGAAAATACAGAACTACTTCGGTGATGGTTGGACCGCACCATGACAATCGCAAGTGAACCAAAAGTACCAGAGTTACCAGGCACCAGTTTGCTGCCGAAACTGCGTAGTTCTGAACGTAACTCGTTTATGCGTTGCCAACAGCAATGGTATTGGGGCTACGTCGAACAGTTAACTCCGCGCGTACAAAAATACAAGAACGCAGCCGAGTTTGGCACTGGCATACATCTTGCTCTTGAGAATTACTATCGGCCTGGTTTAACACGAGGCCCGCACCCCGCCGACACTTTCGATGATTGGGCGAAGGATGTTGTTGCCTCAATTAAAATTCAAGAAGTTGTTGATGAGGAGCAGATAGCAACTTGGGAAAACTTCCACGACTTAGGCGTGGAGTTGATGGAAGAGTACATATACAATTATGGTGATGATAGCCACTGGAACATTATTGAAGCTGAACGGAAATTTAGCGTCATTATACCAGATGTGCGATATAAACCAATTGAGGACGGTAAGCGTCGTGGCTATCGCCCTATCGTCAATTTCGTTGGGGTTTTCGATTTGTGTCTTCGTGATTTATCTGATGGAAAAATCAAAATGGTCGATCACAAAACAGCAGCTCAAATTAGAACAGAACACCTCACTCTTGACACCCAAGCTAGCGGATATATTACCGTCGCAACACACACTCTCCGTGAGCAAGAACTTATCGGGCCAGACGAGTCAGTTGCCGGAATCGAATACAATTTCATCAGAAAAGGACACGCCTACAAAGCCCCTCTGAAGGATGATTACTTATCTGCATTGATAAAAGCAGGTGGTGATGCGAAACTGCTTGGCAAAATGCTCAAAGCTAATCTTGCTGCTATGTGCGAAGACAAAGACATCAAGGTGGTTGGAGAACCGACAGATAACCCGTTATTTATGAGGCATTTCGTGGAGCGTACTCCGAAGGAGCGTCAGGCGACAATTCGCCGGATAAGCCAGGAGGCGGCCATCATGGGCGACCTCCGAACGGGTAAGCTTCCGATCCTGAAGTCAACTCAACGAGATTGCTACTTTTGCCCATTCTTTGACCTGTGCGAGTTGCATGAGGCTGGCGGGGATATGGAATACTTCAAAGAGACTGTATACAAGAAGCATGACCCATATGCTGATCACGATGAGAAAAGTGTACGGTTAATTGGTAGCACGACTACAGATTAAGGGCGCAGAGGAACTTGCGTCTTTCAAGGCCAGAGTATTACGACTGGCCGCGCTGAAGCGCATCTCTCAATTTGATTCCGACAATATGGTAAGGATGGTGAATGAGTTAGACGCTTACTTGGCCACAGTAGATGAAAAGCCCCATAGTCAGGAGAATTTCTTGTGACATTACCAAGCAACATAATCAGCCTACAGGATGAAGATGAGTACATCAACCTTATGGTCTATGCAGATTCCGGTGTTGGTAAAACCGTATTTGCAGGAAGTGATGATGACGTCCTATTCATCGCGCCCGAAGACAACGGAACGTTGTCAGCGAAACGTCTTGGTTCATCCGCAAAGAAGTGGAAGATAGCGAAGTGGAAGGATATTGCTGAAGCCTATGATTGGTTGGCTAAGCAAGAACCAATTCCATTCAACTGGATTGTTCTCGACTCATTGACTGAGATGCAAGCAATGTGTATGCGTAGCATTCTTGATGAGGGCAAGCGTTTGAACCCCGCCAGGGATATCGACTTGCCGCTGATTGGGGATTGGACCCCATATTACAACAAGTTCGAGCGTATGGTGAAGGCTTTCAATGCTTTACCAGTCAATGTTTTGTACACAGCGCTACAAAGTGATGAGGAGGATGAAGAGGGAGAGAAAGTTGTATTGCCCATGATGCAAGGTAAGGGCAATCAATATGCCAAGAAGGTGGCATCTTGGATGACTAGCTTCGGCAATATGCGTGTGCGCCGCCGTTATGAGGGTGAAGATGATGACCGTAAGGTTGTTGAGTATCGACAGATTCAATGGGCCGGTAGCAAACAAGTTATGGCCAAGGATCGCACACGTTGCTTAGAACCACGCACCGTAGACCTGTCTTTGAAAGAGGTGCGTGAGTTGCTTGAAAAGGGGCCAGAACCGACTCCTGCGGCCGGTCGTGTTGTTAAGCGCCCAAAGCCATCGCGCGAGATTGTTCGTGAGAGTAATGGCGAAAGTAAAGATGGTGAAGAGAAAAGCAATGTTGTGTCACTAGCGAGTGTTGGAGCGGAGGACGAATGAAGGTTAAGTTTGGCGATGTCGATGGCAAGGGTGTAGCGCCAGCTAGCGGTACTGGTTATGCCGGCCCTGATTTGGTCAAGGGTAGCTACGTTTGTAAGATTAAGCGTGCTACCATCGGTCAGATCAATAAAGAAGGCGAGAACAAGGGTAAGCCACGCATTTCGATTCTGTTGGAGGTGTGCGGTCCTGAAAGTGCCAAGGAGTATTTTGGGCACCCGATTTGGGATGGCCTCAACATTATCGGTGGTAGCGAGGGATTTGTCAATGCGTTCTTACACGGATTGACTGATGGATCGCAATCGGCTAAGGATGCTGTTGAGAAGGCATTTTGGCCGCCGAATGGACCCAACGCCAAGCGGGAGACAAATAAGGCCGGTACCAAAGCCGAAGTGCATATCAAAAAGATTGGTAAGTACCCAATCATGTCGCCCAAGGGTGAGCACTTGGTACAGGTGGTAGCGGTACCAGATTCTTACAATGGCAAATTCCGTGCTACAGTTGATCAGTACATCCCTTATCCTGGTAAGCAAAAGACAATATCGGATGACGACGTTGATGATGACGACATCGATGATGACTTTGAAGTTGATGCCGACGAGATTGGCGGCGACAACGAAGCTATGATCAGCGATCTTGATGATGACCCAGACATGGACGACGTTGATGTTGACGACGAACCTCCATTCTGATTGACCCTGCAGGGAAGCGCTGGAGCGGCAGCGTCAAGCGAATGATCTTCGTGACAAAGTGGCTGAAGTTCATGACTATTAAGGTCAGCCCGCTACACCCCAAACAACTTGGAGGGAACATGGCACTTTATAGGATTAGGTGGCGCCAAGAAGGCGAAACTGTAATGTATGGCAAGACGGAAGATGATGCTAAAGATAAACTTTGCGAGGCATTAAACACCGCAACGCTACCTAATTTCCACCCGCAACAAACTGAGTCGGAGGACGCTGAACTACTGGCCTGCGAACTTGTAGCGTGGCAAGTATGACCAAAAGCGTAGCAATTCTAGGTTGCGGCCCGGCGGGTTTACTAGCAGCACATGCGGCTGAACAAGAGGGTTGGGACTTTTGCATTTATAGTCGCAAACAAAAGTCAAAATTGTATGGCAGCCAATATCTTCACGACTTGATACCTGAACTTGATTGCGGGACAGGCGCTTTGATAAAATATGCGCTACACGGTACGCCGGAGGAATACCGGCATAAGGTCTATGGCGATAGCTGGGACGGTACGGTATCGCCTGAGGATCTGATGACTGTACACCAGGCTTGGGATATACGTTACGTGTATGATGGTCTTTGGGACAGATACAAAGATGATATTGCTGAGCTTGACATAAAACCAGATGTTGTATTGCCATATGTTTTTCCTGATGCTGATCTTGTGCTTAGTACGGTGCCACGCAAGATATGGGCAGAAGATGGTGACGTATTTGAGTCACAGAAGATATGGGCCATTGGTGATACTGATACTGTTCTTCGCGTATCTGCTAGTAGGCCACCAGACAATACAGTATTTTGTGATGGTACGGATTGGCATGATTGGTATCGCAGCAGTAACGTATTTGGTTATTGTACTATGGAATGGCCATATCGTGAAGCTAGGTATCCAGGCGACCCTAATATACCAACGCCCGGCGCTTCTGTGGTCGAAAAACCATTAAAGCACAATAGCACTGCTGCGAGCGACTTTATACATATTGGCAGATACGGTGCATGGTCAAAGGGATTGCTTACTAGCGACGCATACTTCACCGCTCGACAAGCCCTTATGGAAGATACAATTAACATTGGACATTTTGCATGAGTTACGCAGATGCTGTGATGCTATTTGGCCCCGGGCACGGTGAAAAGATGCAAACACAAGGCCAAGAAATAATGATTTACCAAGAGCCAGAGAATGTTTACTTTGGCCCGGCACCAGACAATCCTGCTGATATGTTAAAAGATATGCGTAAGAGCAGGCACACTTACCGATTGACAGAAGTGATGAATAACGATCTTGGTGAAGAGTGTTATGTGTATATGCATGACTCTACTTGTTGTGAAGTAATGTACCAAGACCCAACAGACAAAATGCGTGAAACGCTTGCGCCAGGACGTGATAGATTTAAAAAGCAACAAGAACAGGACGTAATTGATTTTTACCAGAAAATTAAATTACAGGAAAACAGACCGCGACCAACCGTCGATGAGTTCTACGCAGCAAACCTGGATTTAAAACCAATGTGGTTGCCGTGAAGCCTGTAGTAGCGATAGACATAGATGGGACGATAGGTGATTATCACGGGCACTTCTTGCGATTTGCTCAGGAGTGGTACGGACGACCCATGCCTAAGCCAGACGATATCAACCCTGGTTTGCCCCTACATAAATTTATGCAAACTAGCAAGGCTACCTACAGGCAATGCAAGTTGGCGTACCGCCAGGGAGGCCTTGAAAGGTCAATGCCGGTCTACCCAGGTGCTTCAGAGCTTACTATGGCGATACGAAAAGCAGGAGCGGAACTGTGGATTACCACCACACGGCCTTATCTGAAAATGGATACGCAAAGCCCAAATACCCGCCATTGGCTGCGACGTAACCATATACAGTTTGACCATATGTTGTCGGGTGAGCATAAGTATCGTGAGCTTGCTAAGAGCGTAGGCAAAGATAACGTGGCGGTGGTACTAGACGACTTGCCGGAAATGCTGATACAGGCGTATAATGTTGGGCTATACAGCATTTTACGCGACCAGCCCTACAATAGGCATTACCAACATGGTTATAGAGTCAAGAATATGTTCGACGCTTTTGAAGCAATTGATTGGCACATCAACGAATGGAGGCGCGTCAATGGAAAAGCAAACTAGTGTAGGTATGCATCAGATGATACCTAGCGATGAAGATGACCACAACTTAGCCAAAGCGGTACGCGCACAAGCTCAGCCGAAAATGCAGCGACCTGTGATGTATGCCGAGAACAAAGGCGATGGACGCATCGTTTATGAATTCATGAATATACCACATGAACAAGCATGGCGTATTGTATTCCACGTATTGCCGCGTGTAATAAATTTGTGGCTAGAGAAGACAGCTGACTATGGCGACAGCACTATCAGTGAAATGAATCTTGGACCTAAAGCTGAGTTTGTGCGAATCTGGAATAAGGTAGGTAAACTCAAGACGGCACTTTGGCATGATAGGGCATTAGTCGGCGAGCAAGTCGATGAGATCGTATCTGACTTCATTGGCCACAATTTAATTATTTTAGACGCTATATGGACTAGCCCTAACCGACCCGGTGGAGTAAGATAAGCGGATGGACTATGTGAGTCTCCACCACCATAGTACATTCAGTTACGGGGATGGTTATGACCTACCCAAATCGCACGTTGAACGTTGTGACGCCCTTGGAATGACAGCCATGGCGCTAACGGAGCATGGAAATACTAGCAGCCACCCGAGTTTGGAGAAGGCTTGTGAAGGAACCAAAGTTAAACCTATCTTCGGTGTTGAGGGGTATATTGCAGGACCCAAGGAGCGCCGTAAGTGCCACCAAACGATACTGGCTATGGATCAAATTGGATACGCAAACCTTAATCGTCTGGTTAGCCAATCCTGGCGGGACTTTTATCGATGGCCTACAATTCACTTGGACCAGCTCGAACGATACTCGGAGGGTTTAATTGTTCTCTCTGGATGCGCAGACAGCAATCTATCGTGCACATTGTTGGGCGGCAAATCATTTGGTGATAAACGAGAAACCTATACCGCTGAACAGTATCAAGGTGCCATTAGGCTTATTGAATGGTACCAAAGCATATTTGGTGACAGATACTATCTTGAATGTCAGAGGTTTCCTGGACTTGGTCGTACTCGCGCGCTCAACCCAGCATTTGAGCGACTCTCAGCAGACACCGGAGCTGCTCTTGTTGCGACGAGCGATTGTCATTATGTGTTTGCTAGAGACAATGAGATGCAAAAGATACTTCATGCGGCTCACCGTTCGGCTTCTGTGTCCCAAGTTGAAGCAAGTTGGGAGTACGATGTCACCCTTGATATCCCAGAGTCAGATGAGCGGGTTGAAGCTGATTTAAAGGCAACTGGTTTAAGTAACAAAGGCGCGTATGCTGCTTTGATAAACACCAAATTAATCGCTAACCAATGTAATGTGAAGCTGCCTAAGGTAGCGCCAATTCAGTATCGTATAGACGAAAGTGATTGGGAGCCATGGGTAGGCACAGCATAGAAGCTGGATATAAACGCGGTATATTTTGGCGCATGCCTTTGCCGAATCCAACTGACAAGCATACAACACCTATAGCACATGTGCTATATATGACGCAGGAATCGCATGGTCGATGATGTAGTCGCCAGAGTTGCGAAGCTAGTCGGGGCGTATACGACTGGCTCTGAGCAGGTCAAACTGGCTAAGGCTAGCCCAGAAGCTATTGAGTTACTGCGTACATGGCTTAACTTTGGTTGGCAGTTTCGTGTAAAGCGTACACGCAATTTGGATCTGAAAAGGAACAAGGCTGAATATGTCAAACGAGTTGAAGCCGAGTTGGAACTCATTATTGGAAAAGGGTTCGTTGACTACTTTCTTGTCACTTCGGACATCGTCAGATGGGCCAAAGATCAGAAGATTCCTGTTGGCCCGGCAAGAGGGTCTGCAGCAGCCTCGGTCGTGTGCTACTTGCTCAGGATCACAGAAGTGGATCCAGTGCAGCACCCGAACATGCTATTTGAGCGCTTCATCGACCCTACACGAGAAGAATTGCCCGATATTGATCTCGACTTTGATGATGAACGAAGACATGAAGTATTTGCTTATGCAGCAAGCAAGTATGGGTCCGACTGTGTCGGTCACATCGGAAACTTTACACGGTATCGCGGCAAAAATAGTCTCGATGACGTGGCGCGAGTTTACCAAATACCTAAGTGGGAAGTTGAAATTGTCAAAGGTCTAATCATTGAAAGGAGCGGTGGTGACTCCCGTATCTCAGATTCATTGGAAGATACCTTTGCCACGTTTGCTAAAGCCCAGGATGTACTTGACCGTCACCCGAATCTTGCCAACGCTGTTAGATTGGAAGGCAATTACCGTGGAATGGGGGTGCATGCGGCAGGACTTGTTATATCCAATAGTCCAATTAACAATTTTTGCGCTACCTACACCCGGGAAGTGGCAGGTAAAGCTACAAGTGTCGTCGCCTATGACAAGAAAGACGCAGCATATCTGGGTTTTCTCAAGCAAGATATTCTGGGCCTTGCTACCATGGGCATGATTGGCCACGCGCTACGCATTATCGACATGGACCTGGAGGACTTGTATCGTGTCCCAATTACAGATAAAGCGACACTCTCTGCGTTTAAACGAAATGATGTCGTTGGTATTTTTCAGTTTGAGGGACGTGCAACTCGACTCGTGTGTCGCGATGTCGAGCCTGACCATTTCCAACACCTTGCGGATATCAATGCATTGTCTCGTCCTGGACCACTCTTTTCTGGCATGGCTGCGGATTACGTGGAAGTCAAACATGGTCGGAAAACAATTCAGCATTACCACCCCATCGTGGATGAATACGCTAGTTGGACGTATGGTCAGATTGTATATCAGGAACAAGTCCTACGGATAATCCGCGACCTTGGCGGGTTTCCAATGACTAAGATCCACGCTATCCGCCAGATCATTTCGCAAAAATTGGGCGAGGCGCAGTTTGACGAGATGTATGCTGAATTTGAGGAAAACGCATGTACAGTCCACGGATGTACGCCTGCTCAAGCAAAACGTATATGGCGCTTCATGGCGACGTCTGCAACGTATTCTTTCAACATTGCTCATTGTATCAGTTACTCGCTTCTGGCATTTTGGCAGATGTGGTTGAAGGTACACCACCCTGCAGCTTTTTATGCTGCTCAACTACGCAAAACGCCAGATGATGTTAGACGCAATCGACTTCTCAAGGATGCTGACCGACACGGAATTGAAGTGGTATCACCTGACATTATCGAAAGTGACATCACTTGGACTAAACTCAACGACAGTACTGTGTGTGCTGGTTTTCTTCAGATCCCAGGTATCGGGCCAAAGACTGCCAAAGCTATTGTGGATTACTTGGAGGAAACCGTATGGCAGACCGATCCTGATTGGGATGACTTACTTAACGTGCCCAGAATCGGGCCGGCCACACTCGACAAAATAAAATGTTTTGCATTAGACCCAGATCCATTCGGATTAGATTACATACGCAGTATAATGACTGAGTTGCGATCAAATTTGAAGCCAGGTAATAAGTATTACCTACCAACACCTACGCATACATCTGATACATTACCACGAGAAGGCCAGCATGAAGTTATCTGGTGCGGAATCCCCAAAATCCGAGAGTACAAAGACCTTATTGAAGATGAACGAGCCAGATCAGGCGACGATGTTGATGAAATTCTCGCAAGAACTAGAGATCCCCATTTGCTCAAGTCTTGTGTCCTTAAGTGCTATGACGATGGCGATGAAGAAGTGTACTTGCGCTTTAACAGATGGTGCTTTCCTGACTTCGCTACGAGAATTGAATCGCTCAGATTGGGAGGGGCAGACGCGATAATTGTCAAGGGCATTAAGCGTGAAGGCTTTGGAGTCAATATACAAGTACGAGAACTATGGGCGGTGGAGGTATAATGCCAGAACGAAATGATGTAGAGCAACAACGTCAGCCAACTCCTGACGAACAAAAGAAAATGGTACAGCTACTATCAACCTTGGCCGGCGGCAAGGATGCAACTTTACTACATGGATTGAAAGATCGTGACATGGAAATTGTGTTTCGTGATCTTACATTTAATGATGTTAAGATTCCTTGCTTGGTAATACCATTATCTGAGTTAGTTCAGAAAGAATGGGCCCACATAAATCGCAATCCACAAATCGGAGGATAAGTTATGATTGAAGATATTGCTTTTCAAGAAAGTGGTTATCAATTCAGTCGTGAGCTTGGTCTACACGACAATGATATATTACTTCGTGATGTGGCATTTAATAAGCACCGCTTTAATGATGGGCATCATCTTAGCCCTTACGACCAGGGCATGGTCGATGTGGGTTTTGACAACATTGAAGTACGTTTGGTACAGGGGATTGACGAAGACAACTTTAAGCGTACCCTGTCAAAGGCACAGCGCGCAACAATAGGGATACCCGCCAACGACGATGGCGACATCGGTGACTGGGAAGAGATGATGAAGGGTGGTCTCCAAACTGCTCTTGAGAGCCAGACGATTATATTTGAGGTCATTGGGCTATCTCGTGCTACGACACATCAACTCGTTAGAAGCAGACGCGCTGCTTTTCACCAGCAATCAATGCGAGCAAGCTACATGGGTGACCATCCCAATGCGAGGATGCCTGAGTCTATATGGCAAAACAAAAACGCCCGTGATGCATATATGGTGGCTATAGAAGCAGCCCACAATGCTTATCGTATTGCTTGCGACGAGGAAGTGAGTTACCAAGATGCCAGATACATCTTACCAATTGGTACGGAAACGTATATCATGTGCGAATATCCAGTTAGGGAGTTTCTTGCAGTTTATGCCTACAGAGCATGTTCCATGTTCCAATGGGAAATCTGCCACATTGTTCGTGAAATGGGACGATTGCTGGGAGACGCCCATCCTTGGATCAAACCATACATAAAGATCAGTTGTGAATCTGTAAAGAAATGTACATTTCAGGGTTGGGAGGACGTAGAGCAAGGCTGCGACCTCCCATGGGCAAATTGGGAGGATCGCGTTTACAAGCCCCAGGCGCATCGCATTAGGACTAACTCATGACACAACTACAAGGTTGGGTGTTGATAGGTGTTTTGGTGGTTGGTTGCATATTGTATATATTTAAACCATACGCTTAGCCTTGGCCGGTACCCTCATCATTGAATAAATGACGCCAATGAGCGCAGGATGGTGAGGAAATGATAAGTGACTGCTACCGCAATAAGATTGCGTGGTATAACAACAGTGGACATTACCAAAACTACGCGACGCAGGCGTGGTTATATACGTGATGAGGAAATCACATATGACAATGCGACAATTATCGCCATCGATCCAGGAGGCACTACAGGATGGTCCCTTATTTCAGTACCACCTGAGTCACTCTGCGAGTCCGACGTGCCAATTCTGTCGAATATTTGGCAGCACCAACATGGACAGGTGGATTGCGGTATGCACAGAGGCAACTTGGCTACCAGTCTACACCCAGGAATTTCAACTGACGGAGAATTTTCTGGCGTTTATGACCTTGTTAAGTTCATCCGGAATTGGCCGTGTGCGGCCGTGGTTATTGAGGACTTTCAATTACGAGTCCACAGGATGGATAGAGAATTGCTTAGCCCTGTGCGCGTCACAAGTGCTATCGGTTTCGATCTCTGGAAGTCTGGACGGGACTATCACATTCAGACTCCGACCGACGCAAAGAGAACTTGCTCGGATGAACGTCTCAAGACATGGCGAATGTACGATCCTACCGGGGGATTAGTACACGCCAGAGATGCCGATAGACACGCATTACTATTCTTGCGGAAAGCAAAAGCAAATCGCAGGCATAGGGCGGCAGCGTGGCCGCATCTATTCGGCGAGCGTGGAGCCTATGCCTAATTATGCAACAAGCAGAGCATGCGATGATGATTGTACTTGTGGTAGGCATAAAGATAAAAGTTGGAAATGCAAACCAGGATGTACATGTGGCAGGCACAAAAAGCGAGGCAAGAAGCACGGCGTGATCTGTCACGTAACTGATAGTGATGGTAAATGTACCGGTGATGTAGATAATGTCACTTTAATGGTATGCCGTAAGCATTATGCTCGATATGTTCGACATGGTAGTTACGAGACACGACCGCCATATAAAGGTGGCCGGCGTGCACCCACTCCAGAACGTGCGAGGGAATTGATGAGTCGTAGGCGGTCGCGACAAGTAGACATAGAACGCAAAATGTCTTCGCCTTGTATGTGCTTACACGCTTTTCAACAACACAGTAAAGGTAATGGTAGCTTACCTCGTGATGAACGTGAACACTGTCTGTATTCTAATTGTGAATGTACAGAATATGAGGAGGCAAATAAAATAGCTGTTGTAAAAGCTATGACTAAGTTAGATGGGGTAGGATTCTCAATGTACCTTAATGGTACAGCTATGTGCATTTGTTGCATGGAACGTTATCCGATTGGTAAGTGGTCAGATCCGCATAGCTTGAGGCGTGCTCTGGTACATAGGCGCCAGGCGTGTCCTAAAAGGCAATCCCTATTAGCTACTGGCACAAATAGATAGTAGCCCGAACTAGCCCTATGGAGTAGGATAAAAATATGGCCGACGACTGGCGCGAACGTTTCGAGGAAACGTTCACAAGCAGGGAGCCGTTTATTGGCCATCCGCTAAAGCCAATACCTTTGCTTGAGAATCCAGCAAAAACTGAGCGCGTAAGCACATATGTTGAGCTTGCCTTGCTTCAGTTTTTTGAGGAGTACCAAGCCCGCGGCGGGTTCAAGTCTGTATCTGAAGTAGTACGCAGATTATCAATTATTGGAGCTATATCAGAAGGCTACCAATTCGATGATGAAAAGGATGGAAATGCCCGAACAAAACAGTAACGTGGTCCAGGTAGAGAACCGTGGCGATGTTTGGTCATGGACTATTGTCAAGCAAATCGGTGATGAACAGATTGTACTTGCTACCAGTACAGAACACGACGACAAGAAGTCCTGTCTTGCTAGCCTATTCACTCTGTACTTTGGTGCATATGATGAGAGCTTCATGGACGTGTACAATGATTGGCAAGAGCTGACCGTTGGTGATCCTGTACCACTTAGCTACTTGACCATTAAGCGTCGTGCTGACGCGCCCGATCCTCAGAAGCACATGGAAGATCTGCTGGCCAATACCAAGGTGTCTGTTGATGGTGTTGACCAAGGGCCAGGCACTTTAGGGCAAACGGCTGATGCCTTCACTGGCTTAAAGGGTAACCACCCTTTGGCTGATCCAGACGGACCAAATTATTCTGTTGATGACCCAGAATGACTAGCGACATACAGCGTGCTGTTGACTGGCTTCATGCGCAGGGGAAGTGTGGTTCTGCGGATGGCAAGGGGCACCTCTGTACACTATCTGCGAATCACCGAGGCAGACAGCACGAAACCCAGGTAATGGGTGGCGTAAATGATGGCCAGGAGTTAGCGAAATGGCCATGGTAATTGAGTATGACAGTATGGAACCAATTGATATTGATCTCGATTGGGGACTCGATGACGACGGTACGCAGTACGCTGAAGCGGTGCTAGGATATGAGATAGACCTGGATAACCTACTTAGCGTCTATCGGACTAACAAACTCGTCGCAGAGCGTCAGGCCGTCGGGATAGCGCATGCTGAGTACCTAGCGGAAGCGTTCGAGCGTACCGCAATCTGGTACAAACGCTTAGAAGATGCCAACATGCCACTACCTGCGGAGGTGTTTTAATGGCAACCAAAAAGAAAACAGACCCAAGAGATGATGCTGCTTTTAGGGCAGTACAATCTGCGTGGCGTAGTGCAAAAACCGAGATAAGCAATCTTGAAGGCACCTTACACTCTACCAATCGCAAAGCCAGGAGTGAACGTGCCATGATTGTCAACGCCAAGAAACGTCTTGAGGACTTAGAAAAGCACGCAATGGAGCAAGGCTGGGTGCTTGAGGAGCCAGTTGTAAACCACTTTAATGTTAGCCCAAGCATATCTGGTTTAGCAGTGGGCAAAAATGGCAACTAGCTGCACCTGCGGCGGGTACCTACAGCCGAATGGATTGTGCCTCTGTGGTTTGCGACCAGAAGCGCGCCATACCCATAGGGTTACCAAAACTGCTACTGGGCATAAAGTCTGTATGGATTGCCACGAAGCGATTATTGAGCCTATATTTGATAGCAATGACCGCAGACTGAGACCGGAATACCCGCCGCTGCCATTCTTGTTGGTAGCCCTTTGGCAGGATAACCAAGCACCAGTTGCGCCTTACCTTGAGCATATAGCTTGGGGATTAAACCCCACTACGAATATAGAGTGGGAACGCATATTTGATACGCTGGCTGAATTGGTGAATTGATGATACCAGAACCTCTGCTTGCTGTTAGTGCTGCCAGCGGTTACCCGATGTATTGGATAACAAGCAGAGTTGGTATGGCTATCGTTAAGCATTGGCCGCTTAAGCCTGTATCTGATGAATTCAATTTCGTTGAGATAACCAAAACTGAAATTGATGCTGATGTGTTGGCCAAGGCAGTAGCGCGTGAGATGCATAAACAGAAACTTGAGGATCAGGCCCAAAAACGCCGTGATGAGTACGTCCAAGAGATGGACATGTTTCGTGGACACGATGGCTCGTTACTGGTTGAAGGACCCAATAGTGTTACGCGCCGAGTTGATGAGCTACAGCAAATTACGCCCGAAT